TTGTCAATGGTGATCCAGACAAGAACCCTAATTACATCAGCAGCGCTGAAATCCATGCCTGCGCAGACAAGACCGCTTTGGTGGACGAATTTGCCTTGGATTTGCGCAAACAACATAACGCAAGGTTTGTATGAACACCCCACCAATTGACAACATTACTTTGAGAGACTATTTTGCCGCGCAGGCAATCATTGGCCTACTTGATGGCAGCCACCCCAACGTCTACCAGTTGGCTCGGGATGCTTACAAATTGGCAGATGCCATGCTTGAGGAGCGCGACGATGATCCTGCGTGAGTACCAATCACGCGCTGTCAGCGACTTGTTTGGCTGGTGGACAAAGCACCAGGGGAATGCCGACATTCCCTTGCTGGTGCTACCCACCGCTGCCGGCAAGTCGGTGATCTGCGCTGAGATTGTGCGCCAGATGTGGGATCAGTGGCCAGAGTTTCACCCGCGCACTGTGGTGCTGGTTCCCTCAAAAGAACTGGCCGAGCAGAATGCGGCCAAACTTAGGGCGCTGCTACCCCATACCATCAGCGTGGGCTATGTCAGCGCAAGCCTGGGAACCAAGAAGTACAACGCCGACGTGATTGTGGCCACCATTGGCAGCATCCACAAGGCCGCGCACTTGCTTGGCAACATCAAGGCCGTGGTGATTGACGAGGCTCATCTGGTGAGCCAGAAGGCAAATGATGCAGGCATGTACCGCAACTTTTTGTCAAACCTTGGCCAGATGTGTGAGTTTAGAACCGTTGGCATGACGGCCACGCCTTTTAGGGGTAACCAAGTTTGGCTGACCGACGGCGACGATCCATTGTTTACTGGCATTGCAAGCCGAGTGTCCATGCGTGAGTTGCTTGATGCCAAGTTTATTGCGCCACTGGTTCCACCAAGTGAGCGCATTGAGACACGCATTGATGCCAGCCACGTTGGCATCTCCAACGGCGACTACAAGGTGGGCGAACTTTCCCGCGAAGTTGAAAAGTACCTTGCCAAAGTGGCCATAGAAGCCACCAGAATCGCCTCAGAGCGCAAGAAATGGATTGCCTTTACACCGAGTGTAGATAACGCTGAAAGCCTGTCTGACAAGCTGAACGCGCTTGGCATTGTGAGCGCCGTTGTGTGCGGTGAGACACCAAAGCAAGAGCGCGAAGACCTGATTCGCCAGTTCAAGAGCCATCAGATTCATTGCTTGGTTACCGTGCTGGCGCTCTCAGTTGGCTTTGACGTGCCAGACGTAGACTGCATTATTTGGTGCAGGCCCACCAAGTCGCCGGTGCTTTATGTGCAGGGCATGGGCCGAGGCACACGCATTGCAGACGGCAAAGATGACTGCTTGGTGCTTGACTTTACTGACACAGTTGAGCGCTTGGGGCCGGTGGACACGATCCAAGGCAGGGCTAAGAAAAGGTCTGGCCCCCAAGAGGCGCCCTACAGTATTTGCCCAGACTGCGGAGAGCGCAACGCACCAGCTGCGCTTGTGTGTGTGCATTGTGGCGCCACGATCAGGGAAGAAGAAGCCAAGCCAATGGATGCCAAGGTTTCTTATGCTGCGTTGTTGTCAAGCCAGACGGCCATGGCCGAACTGGTTTGGCACGACATTAGCCGCACCGACTACGCATTGCACCGCAAAGAGGGCAAGCCAGACTCACTAAGGGTTGACTACTACAGCGGCCTGCTTCGCGTGGCCAGTGAGTGGGTCTGTTTTAGCCATGTTGGCTATGCCAGGCAAAAGGCCGAGAACTGGTGGATGCGCAGGGAAAGAAAGTCTATGCCATCAGGCACGCAAGAGGCGCTTGAGTGGCTTGAGTTTTATGACATTGAAGAACCAGTCAGAATTGCAACCCGCAAAAACGGAAAATACACAGAGGTGAAAGAATATGAATTTAATAGAATTGAACGCAGTCAAGAGGCATCTGGACAGCCAGGTCAAACAAATAAATTTGATACAAGTAAATTGCCGACAGTGCAACAACTTCGAGACAGGCATTTGTAAGCAGTATGGAGCAAAGCCACCACTAGAGTGGATTACCGGCACGGTTCAGTGCGAACACTGGGAATGGGATCAAATCCCCTTTTAAGGAGACAACATGTTAGAAAAACCACCGTATTCAAAAATTAGTTACCCATCAACTCCAACCAAGATGGGCAAAAATGGCTTTGTAGAATTTAAGTGGGAGTCTGGCGCTGACGTACAAGCGCTCTGGCGCAAGCATGGCTGGACGCCACCGTCTGAACATTTGCCACCCCCACCGCCCGAGCGCCTTGTGGATGTACCTCTTAGGAGAGTGCGTTAAATGCCGCGCCCCAAACCACCTGAACCCCTATTAGGCCGACAAGTCCGAATGTCAGATAGACATTGGATGATCTTGCAAGAACTTGGCGGCGCTGAATGGCTGCGCAAACAGTTGGACAAGAACGCCAAGATGCCGGCCAAGTATTACCGCCTTGAACTAGATGCACCTTCAAAGAAAGAAACAAATGATTGATGACGATGACATTCAAGAATACGTTCGCCCTTGGGTGGGCTTGACACCTGAAGACACTTTTGAAATTGGGGAAAGACTTGGTTTATCTGATATTGCATGGATAGATTTAATGCAAGCCATTGAAACCAAACTTAAGGAGAAGAACACATGAGTTATATCGTGGCATCACTGCCGCTCATAAAATGTTTTGTAAAACGCGAGTTTTTATACAACGATCAAAAAGGCCATGGCGAATTGGAGCCTGCGGTGTGGGTCAGCCTCAAGGCGCTGCGTGGCCAAGTGTTTCGCATTGAATCACTACTGCCGGCCTATGGCGCCTTGTACGACAAGCTGCCAATCCATGCTTATGTGTGGCACGCAGAAGCAGGCAATCTGCCAATTGACACCTTGCAATTGTGGGACTGTATGGGCTACCGATTTACCATTGTTGAGAAGATTGGCCTGCGCAATTTGGGTGTAAAGTTTCTTGGCAAAGACAAAGAATGGCATTTTGGCCGGTACTTGTTCACTGTGGATTTTTGTGCTGATGGCATGGATGTAGACACAGGGTTTACCGAGCAGGCCGAAGAACACAAGTCATTTAACTGGATTGCTTTAGACAATGGCCAGTTTGCCTGCCAGCCAAACAACCGATGCCTATGGTATGACCAGAGCCTAATTCCCGCCGAAACAAAGTTTCCTGACTTTCAGGCAGCACGCAGATTGTGGACGGTGGACGGCACGCGCAAGTGGTCTGCGGGTGATGATTGGTTTTATGACATCAAAGAAAAAAGCATATGACTAACTCACCAGACTTTCAGACATGGAGCCAGGTTAACTTGGTTAAGTTTGCCAATGAAGCCTACGCCAAGTTATGTGAACAAGATGACCGCATACAGCAGCTGCAATGCGATTTAAAGACCGCTATTGAGGCTTACAGGGCGTTAACTAAGGAATAGGCGGCGCTCGTCTATGCGGCGGGTTTGCAAGCCTCTCAAGACTTTTCCTGCTGCCATGCAATATTTCAGAAGTTCTTCGGCTGCGCCCTCTTTGTCGCCCCGAAGCAACTTTTGACGAAGCGTCGAACGCTGGAGTGTTCCCAAACCGACGTTAAAACTAAAGCTAACGAGGCCGTCAAACATACCTTGTGTAAGAGGGACAGGGCAGAAGCGCTCCACCCCACGCTCAAAACGGTCAAGATCAGCCCTGAGAATTCCATCTACTTCTTCTTTCGTAAAAGTCCGATTGTCCTCAGAATGAAGCGCGTAAGCGCCCCTTTCAGCCAATAATATTTTGATTTGATTCGGATAAAGAACATGGCCAACTCCTATTGTCCACAGCTTTGCTGGGCACTGGTAAGGTTTAAATCGAACACCCTCATGGTGCTTGATCATCTCAATGGCTTTAGGGCTGACGTTCATTTGCCAAACGCCCTGCCGCCAAAGTGAAAAGCAATGATGGATGCAAACAACGCCTGGGTGTCAGAGTCCCATAACATCTCGGCCAACTCAACAAACGTAACGCCGTTATGCCAGCCGTAAGCAAACAAGCCAACGTCGACAAACAACAATAGGAAAAAGAATCCATAAGTAATGACAGGGCGAACGCTGGCGCGTAAGTTACGCATCCATTGCGACGTGCCTTCGTTGAGCGACGTGTCATGGGCGTAGATGGCTTGCATTTCAGCCTGCTGGGCGCCAATCAAAACTTGTTGGGTGTTAGCTGCGCTTTCGGTGGCCAGCTGCTCCGAGCGAATGTGTTCAATGCGCTCTTGGGCTTCAAAGCCAGCCTTGCGCAATTCCAACTCGCGCTCAATCTGCATCCTAGCCAACGCCAGTTCATGCAGCTTGTCAGACCGATCTTGAAAGAAGTCTAGCAGCTTGGGCAAGCCGCCCATTAAAAAAGAGATTAGGGTTGAAAGTAGTGTCAGCATTTAGAGTCCTTTTTGTCATCGTTTTGCATGAGTTTGATACCACTCAGGAACCCAATCATGCCGCCGATAAGAGTAGAAAAAGCGGGTGAAATCATCTTGAAAATTTCTGCGTTGTCCACTTCCTTGGCCCACAGACCCAACATAAAGCTGACCACCATGGCCAACACGGAGATACATAGGGTTGTGCTTACCATGAGCGTAACATATAGCGTCAGCTTGTCCCTTGTGTCCGGTGATGGTTTCTTCACTGGTTTGGGTATCGGTTTTCTGGTCATACGTATTTGTCAAAATGTCGTGTATTGTTAAAGATTTCTAACTCAATCGTATTCTGCCTTGCCCGTTTGTTGTACAACTCAATCTCAAGTGCGTCAACCGCTTTGTTCACCTTTTCGGCTTCTACGGCTAGTTTGTATTCATACTCTAGCCGTTCTGCTCTACGCTCCGAAGCTATTGCCCGAACATCGTATGGAGTGGGAAACACAAACGGAAACCATTTGCGAAGCTGGATCATTTCTTTTCACGTTCCACCGCATCTTTGTATCCATGGATAACTTTAGTTCTGAGTTCTGCTGAGTCTGCCGCGCCAGCCCACTCTGACAAGTTGTTCCACATCACCACATAATCTTGGGATCGACAGTGCTGCGCATTGTTTGTCAGCCACATAGACATCTGCTGATGGCGCTCGGACGGGTTGTGGATTGTGTAAGCAATTGACCAAAACTCGCGCACATGACAGCCGTTCTTGGCTACGGCTCCAACTAGCCCCAACAGCAGTAACAGAATGAGCCAACGCATACATCATGACCAAATCCACACAATGGTAAACGTGCCCCAAACGACAAAGACAACAATAAAAGCCGCAACAATAAATGCTTCGGCCCAGTCTCTCATTTGTCTACCTTGCCGTCTAGCTTGTCAAAAATCTTGCCAAGCATTTCTTTGATCTCACGCATGTCAGCGCGGTAATCTTCACGCGCCACATAGTTAACTGGCATCGCCCGAACGTCACCATCAAGCCTGTCAATGGCCTGATAGATGCGGTTAAGCGTCCAGCCACCAAAGAAGCCTGCCACGGCCACAGAAATGTTAAACAGCACTTGGTAATCCATCACTTTTTGGCCATTCCTGACAAATCAATTTTCAAAATAGAATTTTGATTAGGTTGTTTTGGAACCATGGCGTTTGGTTGTTTAAGCGCTTCTTGAACTTTACCAGTCACTTCGCGGGTACGGGCAAATTCCGCAGCTGGCTTTGCGCCTGGGAACCTTATTGCCTGCAAAGCCTCAAGCCCACGCAAGACAGCGCCAGAAGTGTTGCTGTAATTTACAGCGCCAGGCTGTTTGACTAACACATCTTTAATGGCATCGCGCAAGTCCATAATTTCATTGCGCCCCGCTTTGCCAAACATATAAACTAGTTTGTCTTCGGCATCAAGCTGATTGATAAGGGTATTAAGGTTTCTAAAAGATGGTTGATCGCTTTTGGTCAACATGTCTTTCATGTGCTGAATTGTTTGACCTTGCAATTCTGCATACGCCTGCCGTCCTTCTGGGCCACCTTTTTTTAACAATGTTGTGACGGTGCGCATATCTTCTAAAGAACCATCAAGCACTATATGTTTAAAGACATCATCAAGCGCCACTTGGCGGTCAGCGTAACCGGCTTTTGTGCCAAGTAACTTGTCGACGCGAGAGACATCTTCAAATTGTTTAGCTAATAGCGCTCTGGCTTGACGTGCGGCCTGATACAACTCACCGCCAGCACCCTCACCCATTTGGGTAATAAGCAACTTCATTTCTGGTGCGCTTGGAGAACCTTTTACTTTACCAATTTGCTGATAAATATCTTCTAACGCCCGAACTGTAATAGTTCCAGTTTTGCCAGGATCATTCATTGCCAATGATTCAGCCACCGAATCTAAAATAGGATCAAGTTTGCCTCTAGCTGTTGGTGTTTTTGTGTTGATGTAATCAAGTAACTTTTGATAAGACACTTGTTGCAATGTTTCACCAGCATTGTCTGCTTTTTCGTATAACGCTTTGTATGCGTTATATTTTTTGGTGTATTCATCATTAAGCGCTTTGTCAACAATCTTGCCAACGGCACGCATTTGGGTTGGATCAGCCACTTCAGCGCCAATTTCATTAGTCATGCGCTCAAAATTTTGCACAATTGCTTTTTGTTGGTTTGCTTTAAATGCACGCATTTGTTCAGCTAATGTAGTTTTGGCATCTTCTGAAATGCCAGTTACTACACCGCGCCCAACTTCTGCTTCAAATTGTTGTTGTGCCAAGTTCTTGGTGCGCTCGCCAGCTGTTGCAGGAATACCCAAGCGTTGCAAACGCTCTTGACGCATTAATTCTTCAGAAGTGCTGGCCGCACCAACGCCTGGCATAACAGGCTGTTCGCGTGTCATCACGTTGGCCAACGCATTCTGCACTGGCACTGCTGCTTGCCTGATTGCAGGCCGTGCAAGCACATTGGCTTGCGTTGCAACAGCAGGCGCCAAAGCGTTAAGGGTTGCACCAGTTGCACCTAATGTTGGTGGCAAAGCGCCAGTAACTGGTTGCAAGAACTCGCCCACAGCGCTTAAAGCCTCTCTGGCCGTTTGTGTGCGCGGTTGGTATTGAACAGCTTTCATGGCTTCTTCGCCTGCGCGAATGCCCTCTTGAGTGCCGTATTTGCCACTGGCTAATGTGCCAGCAATGCCAACAATAGGTGCAATTGCACCACCGGCCAGCGTTGCGCCAAGCGCCAAGGGCGTTTCAATCACGCCCATAATGCGGTCACGCAACGGCACTGTTGGGGCAGCTTTGCCGGTTACCACGCCTTCAGCGCCAGGGATTGCCGCAGCTGTGCCCAAACCAATGGTTTTGTAGAACTCTATTTTTGGAATCTTTGAATAGAATTTTTCATGCAATGAGTCGGCCAGAGTAAGGTCTGGCACAGAGTCATATTGTGGATACTGTGCGCGGAACTCGGCAAGTGTGGCCATTATCTGACTCCAGGTATTACCAACCCCAATGGATTGGTTGGCGTTGCGTTGGGTATGCCGCCACCGCCTTCACCACCACCGCCTGCAACGCCAGTTTGGTATTGCTGAATGTTTTTAGCGCCAGGGCCAGCTTGAATTTCCATTGCTTTAAGTGCAAGGTTTCTAGCTTTTTGTTTTTGTGCAATAACAGTTGCATCATCACCAGGCTTGGGAAAATATTTCTTTTCTTCTGTAATAAATTCAGATGGCAAAAGAGTTGCGCCAGATTCTTTACGCAAATTAGCGGTAATGAAGTTAAGCCTAGCTTGTGCAACTTGTTGTTGCTCTGGGCTTAAACCGCCCATAATTTGAGGCAAAACATTAAATACAGATTCAGTCATGCCTGTTAGCTTGTCGCCAATCAATGGAACTACTCCCACAATACTACCAGTGACACCACTAATCAATCCAGTATTTTTAACTCCAGCTTGTTCTAAAGTAGTCAAAATTGAATTGGCTTCTTTCATTCGCATGCCAAATGCTGTTGCATTGCTTTGAGTTTCGGTCAACGCCGTGCCTTTGCCGCGCAATGGCGTACCAGCCGCAGGGGCCGCCGCCGGCGCTTGTTGATCCAACACGCTTGTCATGCCAGGGATAGCCTGAACGGCGGGCGCAGGGGCGCGAGCGCCTGGCATACCAGCGCCAGCCATTGGTGCGGCTGCTGGTGCAACGCCACCCACCGTAACAGGAAAGGCTTGCAGGGTGCGCTTGTTGACACCCACAATTGAGCCGTCTTCAGCTTCTTTAAGTTCAAAGCCAGGGTTGGCTTGTTCCCATGCAAATTTTTGCCTTGCCAAAGTAAGTTGGCCTTGGCTAGTTTGCTCACCAATTGTTGGAGTTTTAGTAATCCTACTAAGTTCAGTAAGTTTGCCAGTTAAAGGCTCAAAAGTTCGATCAATTACTTGACCTCCAATGTCTTTAGTTGACAACTGAGGTTTGTTCAACTCCATGAACTTTTCTGTGCCCAACTTAGATTCGTTAATTAGTTGAGCAAATGCCGCAGGGCCTTGTTGAATGGCTTGCATAATACGCCCGCGTGCTTGGTCAGCGGTAACGCCTCTAGCCGCCAACATGGGGCCAAGAATGGGATCTTTATGGTTAGATTCATGCCAAGCAATGTATTGCTCTGGCGTCGTTACATTTTCCAAAAATTGACGTGATTGTTTTAATTTGGCGTCAACTAAATTAGTTTGTTCAGCGGCTAATTTAGTTGGTTGTGCTGTTACTTCACCTTTCAACTTTTCTGTTTCAAGTTTTTGTTTTTGTAATTCGCCTAATGATTTTTCAAGGCCAGGCAATTTAGACCCAAAACCGCCAGTAGACAAAGTTTTGCGCAAAGCGTTAATGTCAATTTCGCCAGTTTGTGGGTTATACGCAGATTGATACGCTTGATTCAACGCATTAATTGACTCTTGCTCCCGTTGAGCGCCAGTCAATTGAAACTGCGCCAATGCGTTTTGATTTTGCGCGTTCTGGATAGCGGCAATTTGGCCATATTGAGCCAAAGGGTTTTGCAACTCAATACCACGCACGCCCATTGCAATGTTTGGGTTAACTGGCATTACTGGTTACTCCCCATAGTTCCAAAATAAGGACTCATTACAAGATCAGCATTAGGGCCGCCAGTGTTAAAGCCGCCGGCTCCCCCACGGTTTTGCAACATGCTTAACATGTTTTGACCTTGCGTGTAATTTAAATATTGATTCAAACCACCAGTCAGCGCGTTAGCACCGCCAACATAGCCAGATGCTCTTGCTTGCGCTGCGTTGGCAAGCCCTGCGGCTTGGTTCTGACCAAATTGCCCTGCTGCACTACTCATTGCGCCTGTGGCTGTCTGACCTACGCCAGCAAGACCCGCAAGGCGGTTATAAGCGTTACCAAACTCAGTGGATGCAACGTCTTGGCCATAGCGCTGGGCGGCCTTTAAAGCCCCACCGCTGATCAGACCGCCACGAGCGGCTGCGCTACGTTCAAGCGCTTTCATACCTTCGCCAAGTCGGAATTTATAGGATGGATCCATCATGCCCATAACATCGCCAGATTGCATTCTGTTAAGCGCGTTCATGCCGGCTTGTCGCCATGGCTCTTGCAGTTCAACTTGTCGGTTAAACATGCGCTCTTGCGCTGCCGTGCCTTGTTCAGCAGCTTGCGCTTGAACGTCAGCGGCTTTGCTTGCGGCTCTTGACCCAATTAAAGAACTTGCAAGCGTTGCGCCGCCTGCGATCATTGCTGCTGTGACGAAACTCATATTGCAACCTCGATTTCTTGATGTTTGATCTTGTTTCCGATGGCAAACATCGAATTAGGATCGTCTTCAACTAGTTCAGATTCTACTTCTTCTACCGTGTTTGAATCAACTCGGTGAAACGTCATACACAACGCATCTGTCTCTGCATAAACAGCACGTTTAGTGCCAGGCTTGCTGCACAGCAACATAGGGCCGGTATAGGTTTGGACGCCATCATCTGACGTAACGCTTACTGTGCCAGATACGATCATATAAAAGTGTTCCTTTTTATGAACCTTACCTACAATTAGACAGCCCGCAGGGCGCCAGACTTGTCTGCAATACATGCCACCATGGAACACATGCTCTGTTGGCGGTTCGTATTGAGGGTGCTTTGACACCTCTGCTTGAAGCGTTTCTACGCGCTCCCGCAGTTCAAATCCTTTGCCGTAAGTAATTTGCATTACATTGCCGCAATCACAAAGGCCAACAATTCTTCGTAGCGTACACCAAGAACCGTTACGCCGTCTACTTCGTCTGAACAGAAGATGCCGTAGCCTTCAGCGTCTAAACCTTCAGCCGCAAAAGCCGCCTGCACGTCTTGGGCAACCACGCCGACGTGTTTGCGTGCCGCAATACCTTTGGCCGCCACGGCGTCCTTAAATTTAAAGGTTTTGAACAAGCCCTTGATGCGTCTGGCCACGGCCATCTCGGCTTCTGTCAGGTCAGCAATCTCAGTCTTCTGGTTTGCGTCAGAAGTGTTGATTGTGCCGGTGGTAGCATAAACAGTAGTCCAGCGAAAGCCAGACGAGCCTAACGACATGCTGTTATCTGAACTTGGCGTAAATGAAGCGCCAGAGCCGTTTACAAACACGCCGTTGCCTGCACTGCTTTGCAAAGCAATGATGTTGTTTGACGACACCAATGTGTAGCTGCTGGTTGTCAGCGTACCGCCAAACAGGTTATTTGCCCTAGATACGGCAGTAGTACCTAACGCAGTTGTAACGTCGCCGCTAGTTAGCGTAACTGCGCCTGTGCGGGTGTTAAAGCTAGTCACACCACCAGCCGACGACGGGGGCACAGCCCAAGTGCCATCGTTACGCAAGAACAGCGTTGTGCTGCCAGTTGGCTGGGGAATGCTGTAGCCGTTCCAAACAAAATTGTTGCTTAGATAGAAACCGTTCCAACGGCGGGCTGCACCACCCAACACTAAAGCATTGGCTGCGCCTGCATCTGCGCTAGGTTGGAAGTTAGCGGCGTTAAAGTCAATTGCACGGGGTGAGCCTGCACCACCGTTATTGGTCAAAAACATTGTGCCGTCGTAAGTGGACAAACCCATTGGGCCGCCTGGCGTCACACCGCCCACGCCAATACCGTTGCCAGCTGACGTTTGGCCAAAGATGCCGTTAAGAGTTGTAATGTTGCCAGCCGCTGTAACTTGCGCCAAAGTAGGCGTTGCGCCGCCACCAGAGCCATTGGCCGCCGCAGTGATACGGCCTTGCGCGTCCACGGTAATGTTGGCGCTTGTGTAAGAGCCAGCGGTTACTGCGGTGGCTGCCAAGCTGATCGTGCCAGATGTGGTGATTGTGCCGCCGTTCAAGCCCGTGCCAGCGGTAATGCTGGTAACTGTACCCGTGCCAGACACAGCCACCCAAGTACCGTCATTGCGTAGGAACTTGGTTGTGTCGCCTGTTGGCGCTGGGATGGCGTAACTGTTCCAAGTAAAAGCATTCTTTAAATAGAAGCCGTTCCAGTTGTTTGACGCACCGCCCAAAGTCAGGGCAGTTGCAGCGCCTGAGTCCACAGCAGGCTGAAAGTTTGCGTTTACAAATTGAACAGCATAAGTTGTTGCAGAAGCGCCGTTGTTGACTAAATACAGCGTTGTGGGATATGCGCCAATGCCGGCGTAAGGAATACCGCCATAAGTGTTTGTGCCAATGACAATGCCAGTTGTTGTGCCGTTGCCACCAAAGATACCGTTTAAAGATGAAACATTGCCTGCGGTCAGCGTGGCTTGCAAAGTGCCCGCACCGCCACCTCCACCGCTAATTGGTGTGCCGGTCAAGTCAGCGTAAACCGCCGCCTCAACAACGCCCTCAAAACGGTTAGGAGCGCCTTGTTTGTACTGATCAACAGCGCTGTAGAAATTGGCGCCAACAATGGCCAGTTTAAAATCATTGCCCACGTTGTTGATTGTGGGGCGCCCTGCGTTTGCTGAGTAGCCAGACAAGCCAGCCCAACCGCAGCCCTCAAACGTGATAGGAAAAGCAAAAGAGGGGCTAGACGCAGCCAAATACACTTGTTGTTGAGGATAGCTTGTGCCAATAACAGTAAAACTACAGGCGTTGAGAACACCAGTAACGCCTGGGCGTGAAACCGTCTGTTGCACTTGAAACTGCGCTTGACCGCCGTTGGCTTCAAAATAGACGCCGCTGATGTTAAACGCGCAAGCAGCCTGCTGGGCAAGTTTGCCGCCTGCATCAACAATGGCCAAGCCCCACTTGGCGCTAGACAAGTCAGTGCCAAAACCGTTGGCCTCAATAGAGCCGCCAATGTAGTTAAACGTGCCCGCGCCAATGACCTTACCGCCGTAAGAATCGTTGTTGCCAACGGTACAGTTGGACATGGTGATGGCGTTTGGCTCAGACACAAAGCCAAATGCGGCGTTTGGCTCGAAGTAGAAACCGCCGTCATTGAAGCGAATCACTAAGTCATTAAAGGTGGACGACAAGACGTTAACGCCATACAGGCCAGTTGACCAGCCTGCAAGGTAGACGTTGTTGATCGTGACAAACGCAATGTCTTTAAGGGCAAACCCTAATTTGTTTTTTTGGTAGCCGTAAAGCGTAAAGTCTTGGAACAAGCAGTAGCCAGCTGGGATAGGATCGTAGCCAATAACTTCAATACCGTTAGCGTTAGTCGTTTGGTAAATAGTTGTGGCGGCCATACCGTCGCCAGACATAGAGGGGCGCTTAAAAGGATCTACTACACCGCTGTTCATGGAGAACACTAGCGCAGCTGAAATCTTGTATGTGCCAGACGGCAGATAGACGTTGCCGCCATTAGTGCAAGCCAAATTGATGGCCGCTTGGATGGCCGCTGTGTCGTCTGTTGTGCCGTTACCAGTTGCGCCAAAGTCTTTGACAGACACCAAGTCTTGCAGTTTGTTGTTCAAGGTCTTGCCAACAGCGCCAGGCAAAACACCCGAAGCGTTAGTTTGTTTAAACCCAACAAGCGCGTCGCCCAAAGCAATGTTAGATGTGTTGGCCAAGTTAGCTGCCAAAGCATCAGCGTCGCTGATACCAGGGATATTGTCCCAACTACCTATCAGAACATTGTTTGCGTCTTCTAAAACAAACTTGTAAATTGTGTTGGCAGTTAGCCAGATTTCTTCTGGCACTCGGCCACCGGCGTCCAACACGATTGGGTTGGAGTGCGCAGACAAGCCTGTGGACGACGTAAAAGTGGCGGCAGCTGTTGTAGTGCCGGCTAGATAGGAGTAAAGCAGACCGCCAGACAAGGGCGTGCCGTTGTCGTCGAAGAACTGTGCGCCAGCGCCTGCAAATAGGGAGATGTTAACGGCCATTTTCGTTCCTTAAACAATGCTTGTGATAATACCGTTCACGACGGTAACAGTCTTTAAATCAACAGTGGTAAATGTACCCGAAGCGCCTATGTTTTGGGTAGCCATAGTGCCAAGGCCAAGATTTGTGCGGGCGCCTGATGCAGTCGATGCGCCTGTGCCGCCGCGAAGAATAGGCACTTCGCCAGACGTAATTTGATTTGCCGCAATGGCAATTGTGGTGCTAACTGAACTGGTCAGCTGCCCTTGCGCGTTGACTGCGTAGTTTGGCACGGTAGACGCTGTGCCGTAACTGCCTGCCACCACGCCAGTGTTTGCCACGTTGACGGTAATTGAGCCTGGGCCATTGGCCACGTTAATGCCAGTGCCTTGCGTCAACGTGTTTAGCTTGTATTTACCCGTGTCGCCAATCAACAACTGGCCGTTAGTTGGCACGCCATCCACGCCTGTGCCGCCGTTAGCAGGGTCAATAATGCCTGTGCCATCACCGCAAATGGTGTAGATGTTGTTTAAAAAGCGAAACCATTCACGCGAGATCGTGCCTGTGCGTTCGTCCATGAACGGCACGCGAGGGGCAGGGATTTGGGTGGTGTTAAGCATTTGTCGGGCTTGCGTGTAGTTCAGCGCCTACGATGGCTATCTTGACTGGATCAGTGCCTGACACCTCATAAACCCTGTCGCGCAGTTTTAAGGTCATGCCAAGGCGGCGCCAGATGGTGCGGTGGCCATACTCGCCAATGCGCCCCATAGACGTCCAGTGTTCGCTTGACCATGTGTGGCCGCCGTCGTCTGACCAGCGAAGCATGGCCTGTGGCGGGGCAATTGGTATTTGGGTAATGCCAGACAGAATGTATGCGCCGGCTTCTGTAATTAGCTTATCACCAGCTTCTGTGACTAAGTAGAAATACTCATCAATTGTCAGGCCGTTTAAGCCCACGCCAGTCTCAGCGTCTAATTGCAGGCTATGGTGGGCGCTGCGGTTTAGGTTGTTTTGGCCAGTAGGCAGGGCACGCCATGAGCGCAGCCACTTTTGGGCTTGACCATTGTCAGAATAGACATCTAAGTCAAGCGTGTAAATGTTGCCGTTTTCAAAGTCGCCAACAACGGTGTTGCCGCCAAAGTTGCACTGGCAATTAGAACGGTGGCGGGTAAACTGGCCATTGACCAGCCCTGCGCGTTCATGCCAGGCTTGGGTGGCTGCGTCATAGACCCAAGTTGCATTGGCGCTTGGAAAAGTCAGGACGTAAAAGCCGTGGCCTTCTTGCTGATAGGTGTAGGCCAATGCGTCAGAGATGTTGCCGTACTGTGCAATAGCGTACTCAATAGCATGGGTAGAAACCCTTTGTCCAGTGTAGCCGTTGGCTTTATAGACAATGCCTTGGCCACGGGCGTCAGTACCCAGCCAAAACAGACTGTTGTCTAGTTTGGCAATAGAGAAAGCGGCCACACAACCAATTTCGTTAAACGCGCCTTGGATACGTTGTAAGGGAAAGTCTGTGCCGCCAACGTCATACCAGACTTCAACTGAGTCAGTCCCAAACAACCACGCTTCGCGGTGATCGACGTTGACCGCCACCAAGCCGTCTGGAGAGCCTTCAGCGCTTGCAAAATCAAGTGGGTCTATGGATGACCCATCCAAGAGCGCCGTGACCCATACGCGCTGGCTATTGGGTTCGTTAAAAACAAAGTAGCCGTCCAGATAACCCACAGTCGCAGCGCCTGGGAAGTCAGGGTCTGTGATCTGTTTAAATTGGTTGGTTGATTCGTTGTAGATGTAGCTTGGGCCGTTGCAGGCAAAGAACAGCTGCGTGCCGTTGTCGGCAATGGATACAGGGCCACCGTCAGCCACGTCGCCCAATTTGACGGGCGTAGCCGTCAGGCTAGTCATCTTGTAGACCTCAGTGCCAGACACGACATAGAAGTCTGCGCCGTTGGTCTGATGCGCCCACAATGCGCGGATGGGGCCAGTGCCCACGGTCTTTTGAAATAGCAAGCCTGGGGCGCGGTTCAGAAAGCCAGGCTCTTTGCCGCCTTCAGGAATGACCTCCGGAAACAAATTGATCATGCGGTTGTCGGCAGCATTGATACTGCGGGCAACATAGCTTGAGCCAAGAATTGGCGTTTTCATCAATAGTTACCGGCATAGATGTTGAAACGCTGGCGGTTAGCCACCAATGCGTAAGGCAGTGCCATCACATCATCTGGGTTGTTGATGCGCTTTAGATCGCGCTTAGACGTCATGGCAATGCGTTGAACTTGTGGGCTTGGCTCGACGCCAAACTCAGGGGCAAACTCCATGGCCAAATTGTAGGTAAACGCCCGCAGATAGCCTGGGGGGTAATGCAAAACCGTTGACAAATTAACAGGTCTATCTAGTTCTTGCACCGACACAAAATGAAACTCTAGGTTTTGTGTGGGCCTTGGATATAGGTATATCTCAATATCAGGAAACGTCATGTTGACCCACATAACTTGTGGGAATGTAGACGTTACTGTCTTAACAGCAATACCGTTGTACTGCTGTTGATTGATCATTTTGATGCCATACGATACGCCACTTGGCGCTTTGAAATATGTTGAATCGTCAAGCAAAATGGGGCGGTTGCCTACAAAGTCGCCTGTTGGGCCAAGGGTGCGGCTGATAAGACTTGCAGGCCAAGTAAAGACTTGATCTTCTGTGCAAAACACTGACAAACGCTCAGTGTTCCAACTGTCAATCATCTGATTGAGCGCCATTAAGGCGTCTTGCGACATAGATGCGGAGGGCGTTTCACCCTCGGCCAATATACCTAACAAGCGCAAAGCGCGGTTGATTTGATCGCCAGCGGTATACGTTGCCATGTTCAGACTCCTTCAGTTGCTTCCTCTACCGATTTACGGCGGCGCTTAAT